CTGGATTGTTAACTGTAATTGTTGTAACAGCTCCTGCTCCATTAACTGCAAAGTTAAATGTAGCGCCAACACCTGCAACTGAAGTTGTAGTTGTAGCTGCAACGTTTAAATCAACAGCATTAGCAACACCACCTTGAGCACCAGCAATCTGTCCGTTTGGAATAGTTGAAACACCTGCAACTGGAACTGGTTGAATTCCACCTGAAGTTAATTTCGTGAATGCAGGAAATTGTCTTGATCCACCAGATGGAGCATTTGTCCAACCTGCTAGAGCACCAATAACACCACCTTGTAAATAGAAACCTTCAATTGCAGTTCTATCATAAGTAGCTGGTAATGCAGTAGTTAATAAATTTACTTTCTGCGCGTTAGTTACAGTAGTATTAGTTACACCTGTTCCTGCAGCCGGAACTGTAAAAGCAAAAGATGAATCAGCATTTACATCTCTGTAAAAATCTGCGTTACCTACTGAAAACTGTGCATTTGTAATACCTGCTACAACTGAGTTTTGAGTTGAGTATCCAAATCTACCAGCACCATATAAACCACCTGCTGCAGCGTTACCAAATCCACCTGTGTTAGCTGGGTTAGGGTTAGCTGGAGTAGCAGTACCATATAATGAACTACCATTTGCAAATGGTTGCTTAGCTAAGTTAGCTGCTGCTTGTGGAGAGTTAACTTGCGTTCCACCATATTGGAAATCTAGATAAAATACTAGACCTGAAGGAAGATTCATTGGCTGAACCGAAACAAATTCTTTTGCTGCGATTTGTCCAAATACCTTTCTTACCAATGGTAAAGCAACACCTGCCCACTGACCTGCAGCACCTGTACCAGCAGTCATAGTTGCTGTTCCACCACCTGTTTGAGTGTTCTCTGTTACTAATTGTTTTGCTTGGTTTTCCAAGATCATAGACATATTGTTTTTGTCTTGCTCGGATTCCATGCCTTCAAGTAAACCTGTTTTGGCCCACTTGGACGCTAATCTTGCTGAATCACTTTGTAGTGATTTGTAGTTATTAGCGGATTCTAATAAAGAATTTAATTGTGACATTTTTTAAAGTTTTTAGTCATTAATAATTAATTGTTATGAATTGATAATGCCAGCTAGTTTCTGGAATCTCATTACCATTTCATTTGATTCTACAATCGGTTTTGTTTTAGGAGTTGATGGAGTTGATATTGATTTTGAAGCTCTACCTAAATTTTCATTTACGTGTTTTTTAGTTGATTTAAATCCTGTGTTTACAGTTTCAAATACTAATTTTGCTTCTTTTACAGTACCAGCTTTATCGAAAGCTTCTAATACTTTTACCTTTTGAGATTCATTTAAGTTTTTAGATTTAAATATTTTGTTAGTATAAAGTAACTTAGCATTTAATAAATTAATTTCAGTTAACTCAGATTTTAAAGTTTTAACAGTAGCATAAGCTTCTGCTAATTCTTCTTTCATCTTAGAATCACCAGCAAATTTTCTTCCACCTAAGGCTTTTTCCATGTTTTCAGAATCAGCTCTACGTTGTTTCATGTCTTGCTTTTTCTTACCATGTTTAGCGCCTTCAGCATCGTCTAATCGTGCATCGTACCCTTGTTTTTTCTTTTCATCAATTTCCTCTTTTGCTTCGTCCAATTCTACGTCAACCGCAGTTTCCATATCATCTTCTACTTCTAACTCTCCATCTTCATCTACATCTACGTCAACGTCATCTTCAAAGGATTCACCGGCTTCTAATTCACCAGCTCCAACCATATCTTCAATTACGTCTTCGATAAACTTTTTGAGATCTTCTTCAGACATATCTTCAAGGTCGATATCTTCGTCCTCGTCTTCGTCTTCTTTTTCATCCTTCATACCATCTTCGTAGCCTTCTTCTTCGGCGTCAGTTTTTTCATCTTCTTTGATGTCGTCCTTGTCGTCGTCTTTTTTTGCTTCGTCAATTTCTGAAGTGTCCTCATTTAGTTCATTTTCTAACTCTGCTAAAATTTCATCTAAATCAGATACATCTTCCTCTTTGATTTTACGCATTTTTTCTGCGTCAGCTTCTGCCTTATTATCGCTTTTACGATCGTCGCCTTCTGCCTTTTCCTTTTTGGTCATGTATTCTTTTTTTTCCGAAATTTCTGCATCATCTTTCTTTGCTTCGTCTACTTTATCTTCTACAGCTTCATCCATATCCTCTTTATCCATTTCTTCTAACTTTGCAGCTAGCATAGATTTGATTTGTGGTTGAAACGCTTCTTCTAAAGCAATCTTAGCATTTGCAATGGCTGATTCTTTTACAGTCTTTGCATCGGCGATAGCCTCTTTTAAAAAGTTTCTGTTCATTTTCCTTAATTTTTTTTGGAAGTACGATTATTTGGAATCGTAATAAGAATTTATATTATTCGAATGTCATATCAGAAATGACATATTATGTTTATACGTATATGAGGATTATTTAAAATTAAATGAGAAAAAGCGCTTCTTAAAAAAGAGAGCGCTAATTCCGGTTCACAGGGTAAAATTGTTATATTATAGGGCAAGAACCATTTGCACAAAGTATCTCTGTTATTATTGAATTTAATTTTTTAAATTTATTAGTTTTAGGGATTTCGATTCCCTCTTTTACTAAATGCATAAATGAATCTGGGTTTGAGGGTGTGGAAACAAAGTCCCAACATAATAATTCAAAATCATCTTGTACTTCTTGTACTTCACCCATTGGTTTTAAACTTCCCATTCCTCGAGAAGATACACCAACTGTAATTCCACTTTCAACTAATGCTTTTAAGATATTTCCACATGGTGTAGGTAATATTTCTATTTTACCCATTACATTATCTCCATCCCACCACATATCTGCTATATTATGAGAAACATTTTGAAGATTAATTATAGTACTATCTGGATGATCTAATTCTCCCATAGCTCTATTTTCATCAACTAATACTCTGTACTTATCAATTTCCCTTTCCCATAAATCTTTAGAATAGTATCTACCATTACCGTTTTTTACTTCAGCAGTAGCTAATATTCCTTCAACTAATGGGTTACCTCTTTTAGAAATATTATTTTCTGATAGAGATGCAGGTATGGCTGTAAACAGCCTTGTCTCAACAAGTACTTGTTTATTCATGTATTTTTATTTAGGCAGTTCTTCGTTACTGTTATTTCTAAATGCTGTTTCTGAAGTATCTGAATTTGAAGCTCCTGCATAGTTAGATGATTCTAAATCTTCATCAACTATTTCTTCTTTTTTGTAAGATTTACCGCACATTTTTTCATAAAGCTTTTCCATCTTCATTTTTCTTCTTTCAAGATCTTTTACTTCACGTTGCATCCCTTTTATTTTAGTTTTATCAACTAATTCTGATAGACTTTCATCTTCAGTAACCATAGAAAGTCTTGTGTTTTTCTTTTCTATAATTTCATCAATATGAGCAATTTTAGCTTCTAAAGCTACAACTTGTGATTGCTTATCTATTTCAGCTAATTTGCTATCTAAAGTTTCTTTTTTAATTTTTTTCTTTTTAGCCATTGGTTTTTCACCTAATGGTCCATTTTCTAATAAATCTACTAATGATATCATTTTGTTTTCTTTTAATTTAACTTTTTCCATTTGGTCAGATTTACTCGCTGTTAAACCCGGTGCTTCATCTGTGTATCCTATTCCATCTACTCCAAATGCTGCGTTTTTAATATAATATAAAGGATCACTAGCTAAGTTTTTAGCAACTAATTTTTCTGCTTTTTCTATTGCTTCCCCTAAATCTGCATCTGATACTGTTTCTCTAACTTTGTCCATTTCAAATTTAACCCCTAATCTAAATTCTTCACCATTTAAATTATCAATGTTTTTGTTATCTTTATAATCAAATCCTTTTGTTTCTAATTCAACAACATCTTTATTAGGTTCTTTTACTTCTGCTTTAATAGCTTCATCTTTTTTGGCTTTTGCTGTTTCTTCTTTAACAATATTCATATTATTATTAAATATTGTAAACCAATCTTTTGATTTTATTGAATTAACTACTCCAACTAGTTTTTCTGTTATTACAGATCTATTTAATAGTATTTCTTCTGCTTGTTTATAAGTAGCAGAATTAACTATCATGTGTGGATAGTTTCTTTTAACCTCTTTAAGGAATAATTCTTTACTACCTTTTCCTTTATTTATTTGGTTATACTGTTCTTGTATTGTTTTTGCCATTTTATTCTCCTTTTAATAAGTCTTTAATATCTTTTATATAGTCTAAAACTAAATCTGTTGGTTTAACTACTGAGTATGATGAAGGATTATCATTATAATAATCACTTGTTTCATTTTTAGCATTGCTCAACATCTTATAAATATCATTCATTTCTTGTTCAATTACATCAAATGCTGCTATTCTTTTATCTTGATAATCTTTTTGATCTTCAAATAATTGTTTTACATCTAACTTTGAACCCTTTTGTACATAATTCCCTGCTTTATCTTTAGGAACTAATTTATACCCATATGCATCTAAATTAATATTTTCATTTAAATTTTCAGGTATAGGTTCCTGTTTCTTTTTAGGTTTTCTAAATGCATAAGGTGTTAAAAAAGCACCTGCTGCCCCAGATGTTGACATTTCATCTATTTCTTCTTCAGTTAACTGTCCCTTTAATTGAGCGTAAAATGCTGGGTATTCTTTTCTTAAATGTGTTCTAAATTTATTATATGTTTCTCTTTGTTCATCATATATTTTTCTTAAAACCTCATCATCTCTTACAGACTCACCTCTAATTAAATCATTTGCTGCATCCCTAGAATCTTTTAATTGTTTAATTAATTCTCCAAAAGAAGGTAATCGGATAATTGTATGAGAAATTCCTCCACCTTCAGAAGTTTTTTCATATTTAAAATAAGTATCACCATCATCAGAAATAAAATCTCTTTTATCCCACGGACCATATTTATTTTCAATCCACGATTTTAATTGGGGATCAATTTTCTTTTTAGCTTCTGTAACTAATTTAAATATTTTGTTTACTATGTTACCCATTAGTTATAGTTAATTCTTCTAATAATGAATGGTATTGTAATAAATCTACTAAGTGATTATTTTTAACTACTGTTCTTTTATTTATTTCTACTATTAATTTATCAATTTCTTGTAATTTAATTTTAGTAGTTTGATCTTTAATCTTATTTGCCTCTAATTTTATTTTTGATTTAATGTTTACAATTTCTTTATTATAAAATTCTTTTAATAGAGGTCCATTATCAGCTGAATTAATAAATTCTTTTAGGATTAATTTTTGCTTAGAATTTAAATTATCGTATTTAGTATTAAAATTTTCTAGTAAAACATGATAAGTTAAAGTACGTAAATCTTTATCATATGATTTAAATTCTTCTAATACTGTATCTTTAATTTTTACTTTATTTATTTCTTTAGTAGTAATATGTTCTAATATATTAACTTTATTATCTATTACTTGTTGTGGGTTTATATTTTTAGAAGAATTATATACTTCTAATAAGATATATAAAGAAGCTTGTGATTTATAATCTACTAATTTAGTTTTAAATAAATCTTCAACATCATAGTGAGATTTTAATTCTTTTATTAAATTATATTTTTCGTTTTTTAGTTTTCTTCTATTTAATTTTTTGGATTGTTCTAATATAGTATTTAATATTACATTAGCTCTAGATTCTGAAAGATTTTTATTACTAAAGGCAGTTTCATACAATTTGTATTCTTTTCCTAATTCAGTATTAACAAAATATTCTTTAATTATCTTAATTGCCGGAGATGTTTTCCCTGATAATGTGTCCCCAGTAATTTTCTTTACTAATATTTCGAAAAGAATACCGGTGTTTTTAAATTTTGAGTGTTTTATATACATCAATATTTATTTTAGTATAAATATATTAAAATTATTGTTCCTTGATATTTGACTCATCAAGAAGCGAACTTTTCGCCTTATCTTGCTCAAATACTAACTTTTTTTCAGTAGGTATAGATTTTAACATATTTTGATGTTGTAAGTAATTTGAATTACTTTCTAAAGCTAAAGGACTTTTATTAGTATCATTATAATCTTTTTTCATACCAGCTGCGCCTAACCTATCTTTTCCAAAATTATCATCTTGAGTATTTCGTTTAGATACTTTTTCAGCTGGTCTACCTAATGGTGTTTTGTCTTTAGTTCCATCTTTATACCCATCAGGTACATTACCTGGATCTGAATACATTCTACCACTACCATATAGTGAAGCTAAATCATGAGGTGTACCATATGATTTTCCTGTTTCTATAGGATCATTCCCTTCTGCTTCTATTTGATCAATTCTAAACTTACGTTTAGCATCTTCTCTAATTAAATCTCTATTTTCTTCAAATTGATCTTCACTTAAATGAAATATATGTTCATAAATCCAATCAGTAGGCATTAAATTAGTTTCTACCATTTGAGCAGCTAATTCAACTTTTTCTTTCATTAATGCTATTCTTTCTTGATCATATATGATAGAAGGATTAGTTAATGATAATTCAAAATTACCTAATTGTTCATCTCTATACCCTTGTGTGTATAAATGAACTAATGCAATTTTATATAATTCAGATACAATAATTCTTTGTATACGTTCTATAGTACGAGCAAATCTAATATCTTGAGCTGCTAATGTAGCTTTACCATCTGAATTCTCATCATACCCCATAAATTGTTTAGGCACTTTTAAAGCAGCAAATAATTTATCTCTTAAATACTCAACATCCTGAATTCCATCCCATTGTAAACCATTTAAATTTTCAATTTTAGTTGCTTGATCATTTCCTCTAACAGGTATATAAAAATCTTCTAATATGTTTTGCATATTATATTTTAAATTATATTCACCGGTTTTTTCATCCACAAATGGAGTACGCTTTAATTTACTTAAAGTTTTTTCCATAAATGCATCTACTTCATTTGGTGGTATTGCCCCCACATTCATATAAAAAATACGTTTTTCAGGTGCACGTACAATTCTATGAATTAACATTGCATCTTCCATTAACGTATATTGTTTAAATAATTTTCTTGCTGGTTCAATATATGATCTACCATAAGGTAAAAAATTCATATCAGATAATAATCTAAAATGAGCCATTTCATAATTGTCAAATATTATACTACTTGCTTGATCTCCTGAATTAGGGACATTATAATAACCATAACTTGAAGTTGAAACCCCATCAGGTTGAAATCTAAATCTAACATCTTGGGGATTATTTTCTTTTCCTGTGTCTGCATCCATTCCAATCTGTCCTTCTAACCTTTCAATATGAAAAGCTGTGTAAGGTATTACATTATAAACCCCAAATTTTTCTGCAATTTCTAATTTTAAAAAGAAATCACCATATTTACACATATTACGAATCCAAGACCAAAGATTAAATTCTATATTTAATACATCATAAAATAAATTGTATAGAATTTTTTGAATGTCTTCATCTGCTGATTTAATAGATAAAACTTCACCCATATCATTTTTTAAAGTTGCTTCATCAGCAACAATGTCTAATGCAGAAGCTATAATAGCATCCATATCCATTGAATCATAATCAGAATATAGTAAAGGACGCATTGTTTGATAATTAAATGCTGCCTGTTGACCATAAATTGATGTTCCAGAGTTTGAATATATTCTATTAAATCTATCTACTAATGAATTTGTTTCTAAATCCCCGGTTTGCTGTGCCTTATTAACATCAAATACCTTAAGCTGATCACCACCAACATTACGAATTATTACATCTGTTGAAAATAATCTTCTAAGTCTTGAAAATAAACCTGTGTTTGCCATATTCTAATTTGTTATAAATATTATAATAACCAACTTATATCGTGGTTTTTGCCATCTATTTTTGTTTTGTATGGATTTTCCACACTTGAATTGGTATTATATCCACCACTCCATCCAACTTTATTACTTTTTATACTACCTAACGCTGCTCTTGCCATATCTAAACTTTGTTGTTGAAATTTTAACGATGTGTCTCGTAGAAACATACCAATCCCAAATGACATAACCAAGTCATCGTTATAACCACTTTGAGCTTCTGGTCTTCCATTACGCCATATAAACACTTTCATTTCTTCTAATAGTCGTTTAGAACGTATAATTACGGATCTATCACCAACAAATTCTCTAAATTTATTAATACATAAAGGTCTTGTTCTCATAGACATAGTAAAACCAGGAACCATTTCTGAATTACCTTCATATATTCTTAAGAAAGATTCTGCTGTTAAAGCATCTGATTTGGGAGATTGATATAAATTTCTATATTCTCTTTCTCTAATTGCGTCTAAAGTAGCCCAACCTATATTAGCATTTTCTACTACTAACATAGCATTATTATATTCTGTAGCTAAACCTGTTAAAAAATATCCAAATTCTTTAGGTGGCAATTGACCTCTATATTCTGCTACTTGTGTATTATTTTGTATATCAATAACATGGCATGCTGAAAAATCTTTACCATCTCCTCTAGCTACATCAGCAACTACCATATATTCTCTAGAATAATCTGCATTTTCCCAAACCCATAAATTTTGATCTACACCTCTTCTTTCTAAAGGATCTTGTACTGTAGTTTGTGATATAAAATCAATCCATTCTGAATGGAATACTATGTCACCAGATGTGCTAAAATCACAATCACATTCTTGAGAGGCTAATCTAGGATCTCCTAATAGTTCATCTTGTCTATCCCTCCATGTTTGATCTCTTTCAGGATGAACATCCCAAGGCAATCTGATAGGTAAAAAATCATTTTGATTATTTTCTGCTGAGACCCAGGTTTTGTGAAACCAGTTTCCTGTACCATAGGGTGTAGATAGTACTATTGCTCCTCCCCCTGTAGCTAAAGTTTGTTGAGCAGAAGCCCATATTTCACCAATTTGTTCAATAAAAGCAGCTTCATCAATTAAAAGTAAAGAAACGGCTTCTGACCTACCTGCGTCACTACTTGCAGATGTAGCTTTAATTATTGATCCATTATTAAGTCGAAGTGATAATTTATTGTTTTCTTCAGCAGGTATTTTTAACCATGATGGTAAACTATCGTACATAAATTTTACTTTAGTAACCATATTACGTGCTGTTTCTTGTTTAGTTGCTATACATAACACATTTTTATCTTTATGAAATAACATTAACCATAAAGAATACCCAGCTGTTAAAGTTGATATACCTAACTGTCTTGATTTTAATATAATTGAATAAGGATTTTCTTGCATTAAATGCAATACTTTTTCTTGAAATGGGTAAAGATTAAATAATATTCTTCCTCTTTGTGGATGTTGAATATTACAATACTTTTTCATAAAATGAGCAGGATCTTGAGCACATTTTATATATTCTGTTCTTATTATTTGTTTTATATCTGACATTAAATTATTTAGGTAATGAATAATCTATTATATGGATTGTAACTAAAGTTCCAATTATTCCACTAGCCACCCCAATCCAGGGTTTATTATACCATTTATCTACTTGTTTTAATCTACCATCATATAATTTAATTTGATCTTTTAATATAGATATTTCTTGATTTCTATAATTAAGAATTAAACTATCTTGTGTAGACAATAATTTAAAATTTTTTAGTTGTAGATCTAAATCACTAATTAATATAGTTTTTATAGAATCCTGTTGTTTAAGAGTATCAATTGCCTGAAAAAATTCTTCTAATTCATCTTGAGGAATTTCTACTATTTCTTGGCTATAACAATTTAATGTTATAAAAGATAATATTATTAGAATTAAATTCCTCATTTTTTTCTATATTTTTTTTCAAACTTATCTATTGTAGATTTAGCATTTTTAGTATTTTTTACTTTTTGTTTTGAAGATTCTATTTTTTTAGTAGTATTTTTAATTTTAGATTTATTTAAATCTTTTTCTTTTTTTACTTTATCAACTTCACCTGTAATAAATTCTAATTTTTTATCATTTGCCTTTGTTCTTTTATTAAAATCTTTTTTACTTTTACTCTGGGTAGATGCAAATAAAGCAAATGCACCAGCAATAGCTCCTCCAATTGCTAAAATAATTTTAAATATTTTACTCATAACTTATTTTTTTGTTTCTAATAAAGCTTCTAACTCTTTTTTAATTTTAGTTAATTCTCTTAAACGATCTGTTAATTTTTCTTTTTCACTACCTTCAGCATCTTTCCATTTTTTAACTACTTTTTTCATTTCTTTTTGTGTATCAGCTAATTTATAACCAATTTTAGATATTGGTTCTTTTTTTAACTGTGCGGCTGTTGGTTCATCTTCATCTTCATCTTCAAATACTGCTGTAGGAGCTACTGGAATGTTATATTTGTCTATTGTTTGATCATCGTATTTATGGTCTACATAACCATCATCTTGAAATTTATCTGTGTCATTTCCTTCATTAACACCATCATAGTTTTGACTTTTTAAAACTTGCATCATAGCATTAACTGCATCTTGAAGAGAATAATCATATCTATCAGCTACTTTTTTAACAAACCCATTTACTAATCTATGCACCTCAGGATTAACATTTTCTGTTAATCCAGCTTCTTTTGAAAGTTTAGCTGTTTTAGCTAATTCAACATTATAATCTTGTTGTGCTTTAACATCATCTTGAGTTACTGCTTCTAGTATATCAAATATTTCTTCTTTAATTGATTTTTTAAATTCTGATCTTTTCATTGTAAGAGTATTTTGTTATAAATATCAAAAAGAAATTGCCTGTTTAACTAATTTTATACGTTCTTCTGTTGAACCATTAATATCTATTAAATTTTTTATTTTATGTCTATATTTAGTAATTAAAAGTTGTATGTTTTGATCAATCAGTTTTCTGTATTCTGCATCCGTTTCTCTAACTCCATTATTTTCAATTTCTACCCCTTCAGGTGAAACATAAAATATATAATCATATTCTTCTAGTATATGAGATGCAAATGAACAAAAATCATCAGCTTCAAAGT